AATCAACTAACAAACCGGATTCACCATCTTCTTCGCTATAATTATAATCTAAAAAAGTATCATTTTCACCGCCAATAGTTAAAGGGTTATTCATTGAAATAAAAGCCTTTATTATATTGGTTTTACCACCGCTTAATTTTTTTTCTGCTTTTTTTGTTGCCTCAAAAAGACTTATATCAAGATCATTTTGCAATCGCTCTGCAAGCCTATCAATCCTACCTAACAAATCTGGACCATCTGTATCATCATAATTGGCTGTAACGTCATCCAAAGATGAGCTAAAATAAAAGCCAATACCCATATCGTTCTCTATATTTCCTCTCACATTTGAAAACTCTGTAAAATCATGCGTACTACCATGATACACCTCTAAAGGTTCACCGCTTGAATCAACTATTTTACTATTTCCGAACCAATCTTCAAAAGTACAGCCACCGGATCCCCATTTACCATCCGCGCCTCTTGTCTGACTTGGATCAAATCCAGCAAGTCTTTGGTATAATTCCTTAGACTTTGCCGATAATTCAACGCCGCTATCTCTATAGTTTGGCGTTAAACTCCAATAGTTGTTTTGGGCCTCTGCAACCTTTGCAACTCTTTTATCGTTTTTGTCAAAGCTTGCTTCTTTCCTGTCTTTCGGATCAAGCTCTAATATCATTTTTCTGGCTTGGTTTACGCTTATCCTGTCGTTACCTTTTTTAAGGTATACTACGCGCTGCCACCAGTGTTTACAGTTAACGCCTCCCTTAAAAAGAAAGATGTTGTAACTATCTGTTCCTGAGGGACTTAGCTCCTCATTATAGTTGTAATTAGCGTTTAAATCCTCTTCTCTATATACCTTGTCCGATTCTAAAACCTTGTTACAAAAATCGCGTTCACCTTTTTTAGCTCCAGCGTATTGATATCTAACTTTAAACAAGCTCGTATCTTGTTTTGATTTTTTATTGCTGGTCTTTGGCGTTTGGGCCAATTCAATTAAATTCAAATCACCTTCTGAAAATGTGATCTCATCGCATCTTTCATTTTCTATAATCTCCCAGTCATCGCCAACTACTTCACCCAAAGAAATTAATCTATCAATGTTTTGAGATGATAAATTTACATCTTTTTCGCCACAAAAAACTAGACTTTTATCTCTGTAGTCTATCATTTGATCATATCCGCTATTTGGATCGCTAAACATTTTTTCAGTAATATCTAAATCTTTATTTGGATCATATACCATTGCCACAACATCTGGCGTTCCATGCAAATCTTTAACCCAACCGTCTGGCGCATACGTTTCGTTAAAAGGTGTTCTTGATACAACTCTAAATCCAGCTTTTAAATATATTTTTGTTAGATAGTTATCAAAATTATCTAATTTTCTGCCGCCAGCATCAACAGCATCTTTTAATAACTTGCCGCCAACTCCTTTTTCTTTGCTGTCTAATTTCTTAAACAATCCTTTTATATCACCTTCACCACTTACAGCTACCGCGCCATAAGGTTTATCTATTATAATGCTTTTTTCTGCATCTGATTTACTTACACTATCAACGGACCAGTAAGTGCTAGGATCGCTATTTTTAGTTTTGTTTAACTCACTTATATAATCACTAACTTGCTTTGCTGTTGTTTTTGATGCCTTTTTCTTTAAATCGCTTTTATTTAAACAATTTTTTTTTTCAGTGTTTGAGTTTTCGGAACCCCACTTCCCATCTGGTCCGCGTTTCTGGCTTGGATCAAAGCCGGCAAGCTTAACTTCTTCTTTTTTTTCTTCAACAACCTCTTCAACAATATCTTCAATTTCCTCTGTTAAAGGCTTAAAATGTAAATCTAAATTTATATCAAATTGACTTAATATATCGGTAATACCGTCAATGATAAAATCTTGTTTTGGCTTTATCACTCGCTTCATTGTTTGCTTTTCGCTCATATCCATTTCGTCTGCTACAGAGCTGAATCCGCTTGCAGAAGATAGGCCAACAAGTGAAGGGCTTATAACCCTGTGCGCCGTCATTAACTGGGTTTTGCACTCTTTAGTGAGGAAATCCCATTGCTTATGAATATTGTCGTTTACTGGAAAAGGCGTAATATCAATTTCCACGTCTCGGCCATTAAACGAAATAATGAAGTTGGAAGCGTTCGAGCTAGACGTAAGCTTCTTTTTAACCTGTCTTTCAAACTCGTCTTTTTCCTCGTCCCCCCAGCTTTTACCGTCTGGTATGTTAATTATATAACCAGCAGATAATCCATTTCTTATAGAAGAGATATTCAAATTTGAAATTTCCTCTTCCATTTCAGCATACTGTAAACCGGCCAAATAATCTGGGCTACTTATGTACTCATCGCCAACTCTATACGGCCTACCTACATAAATTTCAATAGCATCTTTTGAAGTTCCAAAAGCTGAAAACTCTTCTGGCCTGTATTTGTTTGTATTTGTCCAATCTTCGCTATACCAATAACTCTCAATTTCACCATCTTCGTTTTTTATAGAAGGTGCAACTAATTGCTTTGGTAAATGCTTTATACTTGATAAGCCGCCGCCTTTTGTTCTTATAACCTGTACTGAATATTCATTGAATATTTGAAAATCAGCAATAACCTTTCTAAGCTCTTGTGGTCTTAGATATTTTTGTAGCAATGCCCAATCATTAACACCTTTTAAACCATCCTTAAAATCAAGGCCTCTACCGTATATCAAGCTTATATATGTGCTGTTTATAGAAGAGTTAGTTGCAGATCCATTATTTCTATCGATAATGTACTGGTAAAAACTATTTTTTGGACCATTTAAAACCCAATTTTTGTTTTTATTTTCTACTATTTGTGGCTTAACGTAGCTGGCCAGTGTAATTAATTTTATATCCATGTTTTAGCTCCAAAAGTATTTACCATCTGTTAACTCAAATTCCTGTGTTACTTGACTGGTTGCGTATAATAGACCTCTATAGAGAATCGTATTGTCTGCGTCTAATATTTTTACTTGATAGCTATCACCACTATTAAAATTATGATCAAAGCTAAAGTTGATTCTCCCTTGATTAACTACAGTATAAGTAACAACAATAAAAGTAACAACCTTTGTAATATCGTCTTTCAGCTCTAGCATAAGAGTTGTGCTGCTAGGTGATTTTCTTGATACTATTTCTACATTGTGAGTTACGCCTCTTGGGTTTACAACTATCATATATTAAAAACGAAAAAAGTGATTTATTGTTATAAAAAAACCCTGTTTAATTAAAAACAGGGTTTTAAGATATATATATTTATATAATATTTACGCTACTAAAGCTTTAAAAGCTGTTGCCGTTGCAGAATCTAATATCGGTGCAAGTGTTGCTGTAGTTGCTACACCAGTTAAGGTATAACCGTTCATATCAGCTTTTGCGCCACCACTGCTTGAAACTACGGTAAAATCCATACCGTCATCAAGTGCCAAAGCGTGAAGTTTTCCGTTTCTATCTTCAACAACTGCTTGCGGATATCCAGCTACTAAAAGATTTAATTCTGCATTGGTTGCAGCATCTATCTTTTTAAGTAAAGTTGTTAAGGTTTGCGTATTTACTCTTGATCCAGTTAGTCTTGATCCTTCCATAGATTGCTCTAAGGTATTACCATCGCCTTCTAGTTCGTACTTAAAAACCTCTGTTAATCCAGCATTAATCGCTGTAGCCTCACCAGCCACCACTGTAAATGCATCTTCTATGCTATTATATAAATATAAAGCTGTTTGGCCTCCCAGCCCATCTTTGCAGACTTTAGATCTGCCCTGTGTTACATCGCACGCCATTTGTGTTTATATTTTATAAAACATTGGCTATCAGTCAGTTATACCAACCGATAGCTTTTGTCTTGATTAATTAATTATGCTTGTGTAGTCAATAACCATACGATATCCTCACTGTTGTAATAACCTACAGCAGCACCGTATACTAATTTCCCACGTACTTGACCTGTTAAAAGCCCGATAGAATCTTCGTCTACCATTGAAAGCTCGTTCATATCAGATTGTAAACCTGTAGCAAAAACTACGTTTTTAGGTTCAAATATAACGATAGTATTATCTGGTAATCCGTTTACTTCTGTAATTGTGTAACGTCCAAATCTTACTTGCTTCGCTTCTGCGTTACCGTCATTTGCAATACCTTTTGACACAAGGTAGAACCAGTATGCTTGAAATACGTCTGGTGAAACTGCAACTGTTAAGTCTTTACGTCTAATTGATACTGGTACAGCTTCTAGTGCTGCCTTTAAGTGAGCTTCAACGTTTGCTTCTGTTGTAGCTGCTCCAAGTGCCGTAATACCGTTACCAGCTTTTACTACGTTTCCATCTGCTGTAAATTGCTCGATAAGACCAGCAAATTCTCCATCTGTAGCCGCTAATCCTGTCCAAATATCAGTATCGATTTTTTCAGCTTGTGAAGCCAATAATTCCATAGAAATTGCTTCCATGATATCTGCTGGTGCGTTTGGATTTGAAGCGCTAGCTCCCATTGAATCCTCACTCCAAGTTTGTCTGAAATCTTCTTTACAAA